ATCAACACCGCACCCACGGCAGCGCCTGCAACCGATCCGAGTATGGTGGCAGTGCCCACACCCGAGACCCAAGACCCGACAGCAATCGCAGCACCCGCAGCAGCAGCGGGGGCAGATGTCGCAAGCACCGCATTGAACGGCGCACAGATCACCAGTCTTGTTGACTTGGTTACTCAGGTAGGCATGAAGCTCATCCCGATCGCATCGGCCAAGGCGATTGCAATTGCCTCGTTCCCATTCCTCTCGCAAGCGGTGGTCGATCAAATCTTCAACGGGCTCGACAGTGTGCCAACTCCACCAACCTTACCAAACCCTCCAGCGGACACTCCGACCCGATCTCACGAATCAATAATCCTGAGACTCCTTGATGATGCAGGTGAACGCCTTCAAAATGTGGAGTGTTCAGCCGTTAAACGCTTTGCAAACAAACCAGCAGAGTTTCTCACCAAGCTCGATCACTTCTGTGCCGAGCATCGGGCCCGCGTCGTGAGCGCCTACTCACCCGTGCTCGAGGCGTTTCAATTAACCGCTGACCTCGATGGCCATGTCCAGCGCCACCTCGATCAGTTCCGCTCGACTTGGTTGGACTTCAGCGGATCAGTGACCGCAGCGAAACTTGCCGAAGCAGTTTCCGAAAAGATCAACACCATGAAAGGGGTCAAAGATGAAAACTAATACTATTGAACGAAGGTTCAGCGCCGAGCTCAGAGTCGATGTCGCAGCGCAGAAGATCATCGGCTATGCAGCCAAGTATGATCTCTCAAGCGAAGACCTAGGAGGCTTTCGAGAGTTCGTTCGCCCTGGTGCATTTACCCGCTCCCTCGACTCCAACCCCGATGTGCGGGCCTTGATTGATCACAACCCGAGTCTAATCCTCGGGCGCACCGTCTCGGGCACGCTAAGACTCGAGAGCGATGCCACTGGACTCAAAGTCACGATCGACCCGCCAGACACCCAGTACGCTGCCGACCTCATGGCAGTCATGGCTCGGGGTGATGTCTCGCAGATGAGCTTTGCGTTTACGACTTCCGAGGATGCTTGGGACTTGGTTGATGGCAAGAGGGTGCGCAGTCTTCTCGCCGTGGAGCTCCACGATGTGAGTGTGGTGACCTACCCCGCTTACCCGGACACCAGTGTTGCGGTGAGGTCGCTTTCGATCTACACCCAGGACGCCATCAGGTCAGCGCAACGCATCCGAGAGCTTCGCCTCCGTGGCGATCGGTAGTCCAGCAACTTGGACTAAGGCGCTCGCTTAGTTCACGCAAACGCCTTTCCGTGGACTAGGGTGGGGGAATTCCTCCACCCCCTCCTTTTTTTTTGGCACGATTGTTGACGAATCGCAGATCCGTGGTTTAATCGGTCTATCGAAATCAGTGCAGTCTTTACGCACAGTTTCCCGAACTAGGGGCCTGTGCGTTTTTTTATGTCTCTCACCGAGACTGATGCACTGCCCTAATACCGCAAATATTAGGAAGAAATCCAATGACCGAAATTGAAACCTTGCGCAACCAGCGCACCGCAAAACTTGCCGAAGCCCGTGCGATTCACGCTCACGGCACCACCGAAAAACGAGAACTAACACCCGAAGAAGCTACCGCTTTTGAAGCCTTGGTTTCTCAGGTTGATGAACACGAAGCCCGCATCAGCGAACTCGAAGGCGCTGGCAGCCCCGCTGATGTAGCTGTTGCCTCTAACGATGCGGGCACCGCTCGTAGCAATAAGCTTTCCGAACTCGAAGCTTCCTCCAAAAGACCCGCAGCACGAAGGTCTTCACCGATCGAAGCGCCTGCGTTTGTGCGCGATTTTGGCGATCGTCAAAGCACTTCAGACCGAGCACTGGCCTTACGAGGATGGCTCGGATTTCATAGCGTAAACGGTGCCTCCAATGAGCAGAGAAACGCTGCGCAACGATCTGGCCTAGAACTTGGCAACAATCGCCTATCATTCAAATTGAATGCCAAGGCTCCTAAGAACCAAGCCGAAGCCCGTGCTCAGTCCTTGACCGCTGCCGCTGGTGGTTATACCGTTCCCCAAGGTTTCATCAATCAGCTCGAAGCTTCTTTGCTGGCTTTCGGTGGGATGCGAGAAGTCGCAACCATCTTGCGAACAGCAGAAGGCAATGACCTCCCAATTCCTACCGTGAGTGATCACAGTAATGTTGGCGCAATCCTTGCAGAAAATACTCAAGTTGCTGAGCAAGATATCACTTTTGCCCAGATCACTTTGAAGGCTTATAAGTATTCATCGAAGCTCATCCGAGTTTCGTCTGAACTCTTGCAAGATTCTGCGATTGATTTGGAATCTTTCATCGGCGGCGCTTTGGGCGAGAGGATCGCAAGGATCTTTAATACTCACGCAACCACTGGTGACAACTCCTCAAAACCACAGGGGATCTCGGCATCCGGTGCAGGTAAAACTGCTGCCGCTGTTGACGCAATCACCTTCGCTGAGTTGCTTGATCTTCAGCATTCGCTCGATCCAGCTTATCGTGCTAATGCTAAATTCATGATGCACGACTCGACCTTCAAGCTTGTGCGAAAACTGGTGGATGATCAGAACAGGCCGATCTTCATGAACGACCTTTCTGCGACTTCCCCTGGTACTCTCTTCGGTGTTCCCGTCGTGATCAATCAGGATGTGGCAACAGTTGCGGCTAGCGCCAAGGCTATCTACTACGGTGATTTTTCCAAGTATATCATTCGAGATGTTCAGGACTTCACACTCTTGCGCCTCGAAGAAAGATATGCCGATTATCACCAAGTTGGCTTTGTTGGTTTCTCCCGTCACGACGGAAGAATCCTCGACGCTGGCACTGACCCCATCAAGCATTTAATCATGGCAGCTAGCTAAACATGAAAGTTAAATTTCATACCTCCGTGGCGGGCTTGTCGTTCACCTATGATGCAAATCTGGTGTATGACCTCCCGCTCGAAGAGGCAGCAAATTGTGTCCGACTCGGATGGGCGAGCGCTGTTGAAGCGCTCGTTCCTCCGGTCTCGGAAACCCGAACAACCAAAGCTGAGAAGGCAACCTCGAAAAAACAAAAAGAGAAACGCTAATGTTGACAGTTGTCACTCCTCCAGCGACCGAACCGATCACCCTCGCAGAAATGAAACTGCACAGTCGCATCGATGGCAACGACGATGACGCTCTAATTAATACGCTCATCACCGCAGCGCGACAGCAGCTCGAGCAGATGGCCAGTCACAAAATGGTGACGCAGACTCTTGCGCTTTCGATTGACGACTTCCCCGACTCTGGCATCCTCTATCTCGAAGGCCCAGTGCAATCGGTGAGCTCAATCCAATATTACGACCTCGATGGCGAACTCCAGACTTGGAACAACGAACTCTACCAGGTTGACATAACCTCGAACCCGGGCCGTGTCATGCCCGCCTACGATGAGACTTGGCCCGACTACCTTGATGACTACAACTCAATCGTGGTGACCTATGTCGCAGGTTGCGGCAACGCAGAAGTTGTGCCAGCGATTTTAAAGCAAGCGATCAAAATGTTGGTGGCGCACTGGTACAACCAGCGAGAAGCCGTTTCCGAAACGCAAAATTACGAAGTGCCCTATGCGGTCGACAACATCGTTAAAATGTTTAGTCGAGGCATTGTGAACTAATGCTCAAAGCAGGCGAATTAACACAGAGAATCAGCTTTCAGCGTGATGAATCAACTACCGTGGATGATTACGGTCAGGTGACCCGCTCATGGAATACCTACTACACGACCTGGGCGAGTGTTCGCCCCTTGTCAGGCAGGGAGCAAGAGCAGGGCATGGCGAGGCAGGCTTCCATCTCGCACCGTGTCCGCATTCGATTCAAGGCAGACATCCTTCACGGCGATCGCATCTCGATGGGTAGTCGCACACTTGAGATCGTGAGCATCCGCAACATTGATGAGGGCTCATGGGAACTCGAGATCGATGCGATTGAAAGGGGGAACTAATGCCTAGGGCAGAAATCAGAATCGACTCTTCCTCGCTTAAAGGTTTGCTCACACTCATGGAACACATCGACACCAAGGTGAAGCGAGAAGGATTGAAAAACGCATTGCAAGCAGCGGGCAAACTGGTGGTTGCAGCAGCAATCCGAAAAGTCTCAATTAAACATCGGGTGTTACAAAACGCCCTAGACATCAGGGAAAAGGTAGTGCTCAAAAAATCAGAGCAATATGCTTACGCTGTTATCGGGCCACGAAGACGGGCAGGGGTAAAGATCGGAAAGCTCGAACACATCCCGACCAAGTACGCGCACTTCGTTGAATATGGAACCGCAGCACATCCAACGGGTGCAGGCGATGTGACCAACGAAATGCTTCTGACACGCAAAGACAAAGACTATAAAGCCGATGGCAAATTGCATCCCGGTGGTAGACCCAAGCCATACCTTCGACCAGCGTGGGACGAAACCAAAGACCAAGCGCTCAACATAATCGCAGCGATACTAGGCGAAGCGGTAGACAGGGGGGCGGCATGAGTGCTAGCAAAGCCCTTCGAGCCCGACTAATCGACGATGCTACGATGTCTGGTTATGTGGGAACCCGCATCTATCCCGGTCGCGCACCACAAAAGCCAACGCTTCCTTACATCGTTTATCACCGCATCAGCACCATAAGGTCAGCAACACTTGACTCAGGCAACACCAAGGTGCCCGAAGTGCGCCTTCAGTGCGATGTCATCGCAACAACACAATCGGAAGTCGAAACCATCATGAACCAAATGCGAATCGTGATGGACAACTTTCGCGGCACCTCTTCGGGGGTGGTCGTTCTCGGTGTTAGCGTGAGTGATGAGCAAGACCAACCCGAGTTCTTTGAGGGCTCGGACACCGTGTTTTATCATTCGTCTTTGGATTTTTCCATCATCTATAGGGAGTCTTAATTATGGCAGCAGTCACAACACAAGGGTCGTCCATCACTATCGGTGGCACCACGCTCGGCGGATTGACCGACATCACACCACCGAGCGCAACTCGTGGCACGATTGATATCACCAATCTTGGCAGTGAGGACAATGCGAAAGAGTACGCAGCGGGCATGGTCGATGGTGGCGAAATGAGTGCCACGGTAATCGTGGGTGTTGGCGCTGGCATTGGTGCAGTCGCTGCGATGCTTGACCTCGCTAGCGCATCCGCAGAGCAAGCTTGCTCCATCTCCCTCGGAGATGCAGGCATTGGCGGCTCTGTGAGCTTTCAAGGCATCGTGACCAAATGTCAGGTCGATGGCATCGCAACGGGCGATAACACGGTTAAAGCTACCGTGGGCGTTAAACCAGTAGGCAAAATCACCTTCGACTTTTGATTAAGGAGTTTCACATTTTAGACAAGCAAAAGTTATTAAGTGCAGGCAGCGCATATAAGCTCGGGGAGATCGAGATCCCCGAGCTCGGTGGCAAAGTATTCTTGCGAGTGATTAGCTCCCGCGAGCGTGATCAACTTGAAAGTGAAATCTCTGCGGGCTCGAAGTCGGGCAACTTGTCCAACATCCGAGCCAAG